CAATTTTGTATAACTTTGACATGCTCGCAGTTGGATATTACATAGGATCGGCTTATGCAAACGACAACAACCCAACTTGGACAAAGCAAGATTACATTGATGCGTTAAACACTCAACTCGAAGGTGATGCAGTTACTTATATTAAACATCATAAATCGGTTGCACAGAAATATGGAATGCGGTTGGGAGCGTATGAAGCCGGGCAGCATTTGGTTAATGGAACGCTAGATCAGACATACATTGATTTATTTGCCGAAGTAAACGCTGATCCCCAAATGCGGACCTTTTACAAAAAAATGGTTGACTTGTGGTTTCAGCATGGTGGTAGTGAATTGCTATTTTTTAATTCGTCAGATATTGAGTTTGGCACACTGCGCAGTCAAAGCGATGATCTAACTACATCATACAAATACCAAGGTCTTCAAGATGCCCTCTATGAGCAAAGAGTTAATACAACAAACAGAGTGGTTGCTTAGATGTCATTAGTTAACAAGGGTAATACGCCGGTTAATACATTTGAGGAAGCTGTCGGCAATGCGACGGGCGCAATAACGAAATACGCTAGATTATTTCGTTTTAAACTTGGCGATCTAGAATCTCATGACATTCTAAATGTCGGAAATGGTTTTTTTGACACGGTAAAAATGTCTACAGGCAACCTAGTCAAAGGTCGCATCAGATTGAACTCCGGAAATGGAGACTTTGCTTTCATAGGTGATGCGCAATTAGATACTGTTTATACGCTAGTTGCTACTGTCGATACAGTCGCTGGTCAACTCAAATACTTTTTAGATGGTGTTCAAATTGGAGATACTGTGGATGTCACTAATGCAGATTTCTACAGTGTAACGGCAAAAGCAAAACTGGCGGGATCACCATTAACCGGTCTCAATGATAGTTATATCGAACTTGCGATGTGGTATGGCACGTTACCAAGTGAAGACGATATTGCTGCGTATCCTGCTAAAAAATTAAGTGAGTTTAGTGTGCTGCCAACAACTGCATACAGCATTTCAGGTGACGGGCAGACATATGTATCAAGTATAAACTCTTACATTGGCGCAGACACAATCAGCCACACGGCTGGAGATACCGTAGGTGCTAACAGGCCTATCGCGGATGGTTTGGTATCAACAACAAAAATTATAAAAAATGTTTTTGTTGGTGAAATTGATGGTTGGCAATATGCCTTATATGATGGTTCGCCTATTCCAGAAACTTCAGTGCTGCATTATGCAAAAGGCCAGCACAACGGCAGTGCTGCAAGTGCCGTGTTATCCGATTCCACTGTTTCATGGTCTATCGATGAATGGGTCGGGTTTATTTTGCTAAATCTGACAGATGGCTCGTGGGGTGTCATTACAGCAAACACAGCGACCACGACTACAGCAACGATGACAGACGGCTCAGAAAATCTGTTTGACGTTGATGATGAATACGCAATTGTTCAAAACGTACAACTGAATGATGTCATCTCGTTCGACACTTTAGATGGCATTGTGTCAATGGATAATCGCGGTGTCCCCATTATTTCAGCACCTGCCGGAACATACACTTTTAGCTTTAAGTTGCGTGAAGCTGATACTAAAGCAGTGTCAGAAATAATGACTCACACTTTAACGGTGGAATCTTAAATGTACTGCACCCCTGACGACCTCATTACACGATTTGGAGAGGATGAACTGATCCAGCTTACGGATATGCAAAATGCTGGTCAGATGGACATGGATGTCATAAATACAGCGATAGCAGATGCTGAGAGCATTATTGATGGCTATATCAGCGCCCGCTATCCAAACCTTAATCCAGTGCCAAATTCCATCAAACGCATGGCAGCGGATATCGCACGCTATCAACTCTATGATGATATTGCGGTTGAGCACGTTGAAAAACGCTATAACACAGCCATTAAGACTCTTAAAGATATTGCTAACGGCACAATGACTATTGGTAAGGCGGCAGATGATAGCAAGCCAGCCAGCAATAACACCGTGCAAATGACAAGTGGTGGCAACACCTTTAACCGCAACGATAAGAGCTTTATCTGATGACGACAGCAATCGAAAGAGTTGAAGACTTCATTGTCGATAAATCACGCGAATTGCTAGGTCAGCATATTGGCACCGTTGATGCCCTGCCTTCAGGCTTAACACCTGACATGCTTAAAAAGTTCATTGGCAGCCATAAAACACCGGGTATTTATCCTGTGTTTATGGGCGGTAAAAATGGTGTTGGTCGCAATATAAATGCACAGTTTGACGTCTATGTCATCGTTAAAAATGTTAACGGTTCTAATAATCGTCGCCGTGGTGATTCAACAATGCCCGGTGCGTATTTCTTAGCAACACAACTATTGGCAAAGCTTCACGATAACACCGTGCAAGGTGTCGGCACTTTAAAACAAAAAGGCATTAAAAACCTGTTTTCAATGACCATTGAATCGTCATTAAACGCGGCTTTATATGCTGTGTCGTTTGAAGTGCCAAACCTACCTGTCAATGTTGAAGTAGATAGCTCAGCGCTGGCTGATTTTCTTACATTTTACTCAGAAACACATTTAACCGAAGGTCAGGCAGAGCCAAGCGCTGAAGACCTTGTCAACTTAGAACAAGAGGAACAATAGCATGGCTAAAATCTATGTCATTCCCGTCGACCCAAAAATCAAAGTCCGTGGCTTAAAGCAAAACCACATTGGTGAGTTTGGTGCTTATGTTGATGATGATCTTTATTACCACCGTCGCGTTCGTGATGGCGATTTATCAATCATCACAGATGAAACGCAAATTAAAGCACTGCAAAAAAAACAAGCAGCTGCAGACAAAAAAGCAACTAGCAAAGAGGACGCATAAATGGGTATTTCAGTAGAAGGTGTGCCATCAAAGTTACGCATTCCAAGTGTCAATATTAATATCAGCAACCGACTAGCTGGTAATGGTGTTATTGACTTTAAGAGCTTGTATATCGGCATCAAGCTATCAACAGGCTCTGCAGCAGCAAATCAGTTGATTCGTGCTAACAATAAAACGCAATTAGAAGAAGCATTTGGTCGTGGCTCCATGCTAGCTGAAATGGGTAAAATCGCTATCAATGCGAGTCCATTTACTGAAAAATGGTTTATTGCTTTAGATGAACCAGCAGCAGGTGTGGCCGCAAGTGGTTCATTAACGGTTAATACCGTAGCTACTCGAGCTGGCACGCTATTCTTATATATAGCGGGTTATCGTTTACAAGTAGGTGTATCAGCAACCGACACCACAGCAGAGATTGCGCAAGCTGTTGTTGATGCAGTAAATAACTACAAAGACGATGCATTGCCAGTTACGGCTGCAATTGATGGCGGCAACACAAGTCTTGTTAACTTTACCTGCAAATGGAAAGGTGAAACCGGCAACGACATTGATATTCGCCTTAATTATTTTGATGGTGAAGAGTTACCAAAAGGTGTCACCTTAAGCCTTGTTAACTTCTCTGGTGGCACGGGTTCGCCTGACATCAATGATGTGATTACTGCTATTGCGGATGAATGGTATAACTGGTTTGCAAACCCGTTCACCGATGGTGCAAACATGACTAAGCTAGCCACTGAGCTTGATAGTCGTTATGGCCCAATGCGCCAAATTGGTGGTCGTGCATTTAGTGCTTATCGCGGCACTCACTCAGCAACAGGTACCTATGGTGGCACAGGTAATACCCCTCATATCAGCATGATGGGTACCAACCTTGCAATGTCACCAACATGGTTATGGGCAGCAGCAAACACAGCAGTAGCGTCATTAGAGCTTGAGATTGATCCTGCTCGTCAACTTCGCACCATTGCATTACCGGGCATTTACCCAGCCGCCAAAGAAGATCGTTGGAATGATATTGAGCGAAATCAACTTTTGTTTGATGGTATTGCAACGCACACCGTTGACCGTGATGGCACGGTTCGTATCGAACGTCAAATCACCATGTATCAAGAAAACGATGCAGGCTTTTCTGATGATAGCTTCTTAGATATCACTACACCTGAAACGCTTGAGCGGATTCGCTTTGAACAACGCGCCCATATCTCGCTTAAATTCCCACGTCACAAGTTGGCTGATAACGGTTATGACATTCCAGAAGGCCAACCTATCGTCACGCCGAAAGCCTTGGAAGTCGAGTTTTTGGTGTTGTATCGCAAGTTTGAAGACAAAGGTTGGGTGCAAGACTATGAAGACTACAAAGAGACCTTGCACGCCGAAATCAATGCCGATGATAACAACCGCGTTGACATGTATCAGTCACCAATTCTGATCTACAACTTACGCAACGTTGCCGTGCAAACTGAACATCAATAGGAGCTAAAACATGATTGCAGGAAAAATGAAAATTCAATCTGACGGCGGTTTTATCTTGTCAGAAAATGCCGAACTTGATCCCGGTGGTGATACTTACACATCGAAAACCACCGAAGATGGTAAAACGCATCCAATGTATGAAGGCACTCAACCGGCCATGGTTACATTTGATAAACCCATGGATGAGAATGTTGATGTGGTTGAAATCGGTAAATGGAAAGACAAAACCATCACCTTTGAAGCAGACACAGGTCAAATTTATCTGATTAAAAATGCCTTCACTGTCGGCACTGTCAAGCTCAAGAAAGAAAGCAC